GATCATGGGAGTATGGTGATACATACGTTAGAGATGTAAAATCTGTAGCAACTAAAGTAGAGTAACCTTTGTGCGAGAACGTAAGTTCGGGATAGGGTGGGTACAAAAGTTGACATTATTAAATAGATATGTTATACTTAATACACTAAGTAGTACCGACTGACAAGTACAGTAGCCTATTGACGAATAGGTGAAGGTTGGCATGATGGTACTACTTTAACTTGGGGAAGTATGCAATCTAGATAAGCAATCTGACTGTAAATCAGATGTCGAATGACATAGTAGGTGCAAATCCTACCTTCCTCACCAATTTAAATATGGAGAACAAAATGAATATATTTTTTTTAGATACTGACCCAAAAACGTGTGCAGAGTATCATTGCGACAAACATGTTGTCAAGATGATTCTAGAGTATGCACAGTTACTTTCTACTTCTCATCGTGAACTATATGGTGATAAGTGTTCAGATGTCTTGTACAAAAGTACACACAAGAACCATCCAAGTGCTATCTGGACTCGTGCTAATGCAAGACACTACCATTGGTTGTATAATTTATTCTACTATTTGTGTGAAGAGTATAAGAAGCGTTACAATAAAACACATTTAACAGATACAAAACTCTCTTGGAGGCTAAAGTATACACCAGATAAAATGAAAATAGATTTCTTTTCACCACCACCACAATGTATGCCTGATAAGCACAAGTGTGACGATACTGTGCAAGCATATCGTAACTACTATAATGTAGACAAGGCATATATGTGTAAGTGGAAGAACGCTCAACAACCTGAGTGGTTTCAAGATGATAGTGGTTATTGACGTAATAAGTGTACAGCCCACATCATAAAGACTTAGGTAAAGGGAAAGTCTTAGGCCATAACTGCTTGGTTAGTTTTTGACCCTTTTTCTTCTAAATGTGGACATTTACGTAGTAATAAAAAATATAACATAGGTACACCAATGTCAAAGTCTTTAGTAAGTCTAGGTAGGTCTCGTACAAAGGGAATACCTAATAGAGGTACTCAGGTACACAAAAGTAAAGTTAAGTATAACAGATTACCTATAGGTAAAACATATAATTGCCAAGAGGGAAACATGAGTGGAGGACATTTTAAACACTTCCAGAGTACACTAAAGAAAGAGTCTGACCTTCTGAAAGAAGAAATACGAAGGAATGAACCAGAGTTCTCAGATGATACTGTAGATAGTCTGGAGTACATCCAGTTTATAATGGACATTACCACATCACTATTAGATGAAGCTGATTGGCTATACTCAGGTAATATTACCGAGAAGTCATTTGGAGATGGAGTCCATAACTTAAGGAAACAAATTATTTCATATCGGGGGTCTAATGAAAGGGGTAACTTATAAAGAGATGCGTGAGGAACATGGATTGTCACCTAAACGTATCCAGAAGTTAGATAGAGATGCCCAGAAGGTACTGGGTAATGCCATAATGATGATAGATGGTTGTTTGAGATCAGATGAGGAGTGTGGTACTAAGGTATCCACTTGTCTAGTTTATGTGGCTATGGCAATGGAGATGCTTGAGAGTAACTTTCTTGAAGCTGTGTCAGAAAATCTTAGTAAGGAGGTACTAAATTGATTCTAGCAGACGAGCAACAAAAGGTTGAAAGGGAGATGAACTCTCTTGGAATTGACAGATACTATAAAAACATTCGTGATGCTAGAAAGGGGGGTGGTGAGTCTACTACCTTATATGGCATTACATTAATGAAAGAGGCTTTAGACTCTGTAGAGGGTGGAATACAAGAGTTTCTAGAGGTTGCTTTAGCTGGTGGTGTAGGTAAGTACCAGAGTTCAGCACTAGCACTAGGTCTCATGGATACTGAAGTATGTGCCTACCTAACCTTAAAGTACACCATAGATGGAGTATCTACTAGGTCTCCATTTACACGTGTAGCTATGAAACTAGCTGGTGCAGTAGAAGACCAGTTTAAGTTTGATATTTGGGAGAAAGGGGAAGAGTCCAAAAAGATCTTCAGAAGGATTAAGAAGAAGGTTACCTCACGTACCAGTAACAGGTTATACAGGAGGTACAACATAATTAGGTCTATGTCTAGGCTTGATGTCTTAGACCATGAAGCATGGACTAAACAGGAGAGACTCCACTTAGGTAGTAAACTTATTGATATACTCATTAAAACTACTGGATTAATGGAGATAAAGACAGTACAATTCGGTAGAAGCAGGAGAGTCATATACATACAGGCTAATAAAGCTACGCTATACTGGATTGAGAATGTCAATAAAGAGGGGGAAGGGCTACATCCATACTTTTATCCATGTGTAATACCTCCGAAAGACTGGAGTACACCTTTTAATGGTGGGTATCACACTAGTAAGATAGATAGTATAGCCTTAATTAAGACTAGGAATAGAAAGTATTTACAGGAGATGTCTCACCACTCTATGCCACTAGAGTATGGTGCTATGAATGCACTACAAAGGACAAAGTGGGCAGTAAACAATAGAATACTAGATGTAATCCAGAGATGTTGGGAAACTGGAGAATCTTGGGCTTCACTTCCACCTAGAGAGGATTACAAAGTATTACCTAGTCCAGTACAAGGCTCTAAAAAGAATATGACAGAGAAAGAACTTGAGTCCTTCATAAAATGGAAGAAGAAGGCTACTCAGGTCTACGATATGAACGCCAAGATGACTAGCAAACGTATCCAATTAGTTCGTACATTGGCTATGGCTAGAAAGTTCAGACAGTATAAGGCTATTTACTTTGTATACCAATGTGACTTTAGAGGACGTAAGTACACAGTTAATTCCTTTCTTACACCTCAAGGCCCGGATTATGCAAAGGCACTACTACAGTTTGCTGAAAAGTTACCTATCGACACAGAGGAACAAAGGGATTACTTTGCTGTACATGGTGCTAATGCCTATGGTAACGACAAGGTTTCATTTTCTGATCGTGTAGAGTGGATACTAGAGAATACAGACAAAATAAAACAGAGTGCTAAAGACCCATTCAGCTTCAGATGGTGGACACATGCCGATGAACCTTGGACTTTCTTGGCATGGTGCTATGAGTGGTCTGAGTTTAGTGATATAGGGTATGGGTATATGTCTAGCCTACCAGTCTGTTTAGATGGGTCTAACAATGGACTACAGCACTTCTCAGCTATGTTAAGAGATCCTATAGGTGGTAAAGCAACTAACCTTACACCAGAACCTATGCCACAGGATATATACCAAATGGTTGCAGATGTAGTAAAAGAGAAGGTACAAGAGGATGCCAGAAAGATGTTACCTATGTCTAAAGAGTGGCTATCCTTTGGTATAGACAGGAAGATAACTAAAAGACCAGTCATGGTAGTACCCTATGGTGGTACGAGATACTCTTGTAGAGAGTACATAGAGGATGCCATGAATGAAAGAATACTAAGCTCTAAAGAGAACCCATTCGGAGACTATGTATACGAAGGATCACTATACTTAGCAAAGCACGTATGGGATGCAATAAGTGAAGTAGTAGTAAAATCACGTGAAGCTATGTCGTGGTTACAAGATGTAGGTCGTAAGATGGCAGAGAAAAACCTACCTATAACATGGGAGACACCTTCTAAGTTTGTAGTTCAACAGATATACTCTAGTATGAAGTCTAGAAGGATCACCACACACATAGATAACGTACTGATTAAACCTACTATTCTAGAGGAGACACCTAAGATTGATAAAAGACGTACTGCTAATGGTGTGTCTCCGAACTTTGTTCATAGTATGGATGCAACTGCATTAACTCTTACTATAAACAAAAGTATCTCAGATGGAATCAAGGATTTCTCTGTGGTACATGATTCATTTGGGGTACATGCACATCACGTACCTAAGTTAGCAGACTCTATTAGATCATCGTTTGTAGATATGTATTCTAAGACAGATGTTCTAGAGGACTTCTATGAGAATGTTGTAGATGTAATTCCTAATTTAGAGGAACCACCATCTAAAGGAGAACTTGATATTCTAGGAGTTTTGGACTCCAGATACTTTTTCTCGTAAAATGTGGACATTCTTGTAATGCCCTAAACTAAAACCACACACAAAGGAGTAATATGGCAGGTAAATACTTAGTAACATCAGTAGGAGAGTTTGAGTACCCTCATATATTAGTTGCAGATACAAAGCATAAGGCTGAAGGTCTGTACCATGTTAAACTGATCTTAAAAGATGAAGAAGCAGACAAGTTTCAAGAGATGATTGATAAGTCTCATCAGAATTGGAAAGACAAATGTCTCGCTGATAATCCAAAAGGTAAGTGGACAGAGTGGTTACCATACAAAAAGAAAACTGATGATGCAGGAATGGAAGTAGGAACTGCATTTCATTTCAAATTGAAAGCATCTGGAATAAACAGTAAATCTGGTGAGGCTTTCACACAAAGACCAGTAGTAGTAGGGCCAAATAAAGCTCCTATTCCTAATAACATTAAAATATCCAATGGATCTACAGGAAAAGTAGCGTTTGAGATCGCACCCTACCTTCATGGACAGTCTTTAGGTTTACAACTTAGACTCCGTATGGTACAGGTACTTAATCTTATCGAATACATACCTAGTGTTGATGCAGATGATATATTTAGTGTAGAAGAGGGTTACGATGCAATCTCAGAGGTAGATACTACCTTTGTAGACGAAGGAGCCGCTTTTGAAAGTACAGAGGAAAAAGCTAGTGACTTTTAGATCTGGGCTTGAGCAACGGATAGCGGACAACTTGACAAAACAAAAGTGTAAATTTAAGTATGAGCCATTATCCGTTGCTTATACCATACCTTATAACTATACTCCAGACTTTGTGTTAGATAATGGAGTTATTATTGAAGCAAAAGGGTTCTTTAGGAAAGAACACCAGAGGAAACACAGAGAAATAAAGAAGCAACATCCTGAGTTAGATATAAGATTTGTTTTCTCTAACATTAACAGTCGTGTACAAGGCTCTAAGCTAACATGTGCTAAGTGGTGTGAGAGATACAATTTTCAATATGCACAAGAGGTCATACCAAAGGAGTGGACAAAAAATGTCAAGAAGAAAAAAAACTAGTTATATTATAGTTCACTCTACCAAAACAAGACCTAATGTAGAATTATGTGCTAGAGATATTGACGAAGAGCATAGAAAGAACGGATTACTTAAGATAGGTTACCATGTAGTTATAAAAAGAGATGGGACTATTGAGTTAGGTAGACCTTTTAATGAAATCGGAGCACACTTTCAAGAGTTTGATGATAAATCAGTCGGTGTACTACTAGTTGGTGGATTAAATAGTAGAGGTGCTGATGCTCCCGATTATACAACAGAACAACAACAGTCGTTGTTTTTAATTTTGAAGACATTGACTTCTATATATAAAGATGGTAAGGTAGTAGGTCATGCCTGTGTAAACTTTAATATAGAGAAGTGGTGGGCTGATAGTAGTAAATTTAACTTAAATATCAAGGGGATATATGGAGACTAGTGAATTGGAAATATTGGACATTCCAGATAGGGATGAAATCAAAGAGAGTTATGACTTTACTTATCAAGCTAATGATGAGTATAGAAAGATAACAACTAAAAAAACTCAAATTTCTTTTGAAGGGTACTCAATACAGGACATTCTAGATAACTTTCATACGTTTCTAAATACTGTAGGGTTCACTTATGTAGGTAATATTACTATAGAAAGTAAAGACGAAAAGAAAATTTGGAGAACTGATGGATCACACACATGATGAAAATGAATTTGTACAACATGAGCCGTGTCCTAGTTGTGGGTCA